ATCTTCATCTTGAGCTTCCATAGACTCATCGGCTACAACTTCCTCTTCACCTGATTCGTCCACTTCTTCTTCTACAACTTCTTCTTGTGCTTCTGCTTCAACAGTGTCTGGTTGATCCGTGGATTCCTCACCTGCTGATAAAAAGCCTTCAAATTGTTGTGCAGCTTCATTCACAGTTAGTTCTCCACTTCCTTGTTCAGGAGTCATGGTTTCTTCACTCATTGTATTTCCTTAGTTCCCATTCGGCTGGGTAACCATTATAGAAAAGCCTATAATATCTTCCATGCTTTATCTTTTATCTCGCTATCTTTAGCGATGGATTCAAGATAACCCATGATTTCGTCTATAGCTTGTAATTTCATGTAAAATACTTCTCTAGCATCTTTATCAGATGGTGTAGAGTATCTAATACCGTTAAGTTGATTCTCTCTTAACTCATCGATTACATCTAAAAATTCTTGTGACTGTAATACATTTTTAATTGCTTCTTGTCGTGTCATTATTCACCTGTAGGAGCTGAAAAGTTTAATGCCATATTTGTGTCACCACTTAAGTATTTACCTGCACCATATCCACCAGCCTGTGGTGCTAACAATGATATAGCGGGGTTATATCCTAGATTTACTGTTGGTGTATATTTAGGTCTTAATGATTGCAATGCTGCTTGAGATAAACTATATACATCTTTATTATCTTCTGTTGTCTTTACAAAACCAAATGGTGTTTCACCTGTGTATGGTTTAAATGCTTGTTCACCAGCATAGATAGTTCCTTCTACGGGACCACCAGTTCTTTGCCAACCACCACTATATCCAAAAAAAGGATGATAAGATGGTGTTGATGGCATCAATCCAGTTGGTTGATATGTCATCTGCATACCACCTATACCACTTCTAACAAAACTAACTCCACTAGGTGTATATGCTTCATATAATCCACCATCTTTTAGGTAGACATTCTTATCCCCTTGTTGCATGAAGCCTTCGTATTGACTACTAGGATTGAAACCAACAGCAGCATATGGATCAAATGCAGGTGTATTGGACTGCACAGTTGTAGCTGGTATTTTTGGCATTCCAAAGTTTAATAGCATTACTCTACACCTCTGTTGATTTTATCGATCTTTTCTAGTGCATCCATGATCATCTTAGCCTGGTCAGTTTTTAGTTGACCATCTTTGCCTTCAGCATCTAGTCTAATTTTAAGTTCTTTTAGTGCTAAGTCTGTAGTCTGTTGAACTTCTTTTTGTTTTAGCTCTAGTGCATCTTGTTGAGCTTGTAACTCCATCTGTTCACGATCTAACTGTAATTTAGCCTGGTCTGTTTGTGCTTTCAGTTGAGCCTTCTCACGCTCTACTTGTGCTAACTGTTGAGCAGCTTGTAGTTGTGGATTCTGGGTGCCAGCCTGTGCTTGCATTTGAGCTAACTGTTTAGCTTGTTCTTCTGTGACTTCCATTAAGAACGCAGAGTCATCTTTGAATCCAGCCATCTGCACAAACTTAGCTAATGTGTCTCTGTATTGTTTTAGGTTAACTAGAGGATTACCAAGACCATAAGTCGTTAATAACTGCTCTTGTTTAGCCAGGATCATTTGCATGGTAGCTAACTGCTCTTGTTTGGAGCCAGTGCCTAGACCTACATTTACTGTGATGTTGTATTCAGAGTTCCATTCTCTTGGGTCAAATGGCACATACTTGTTATTTACACGAATGATTCGTTCTTTTTGCTGATACTTACAGACTAACTGCAATATGCCTTTAAATAGACTAGAAACGCCTGTGTCTGCAAAGATACGAGCTATTAATTCTAGCTTACCTTGTGATGCAGATTGCATAGCGTTAACCGCAGCAGCAGTCACATTCTGTAATAAGTCAGGATTTAAGCCTTGTTGTGCATCAGATACACCAGTTCTCTTAGCTTGAATCTCATCTAAGTAACCTAACATTGGGAATGATTGACCTGCATTACTTTGCACTGTCATTGGCACAATAGCGTTAGGGTTCTTCATACGAACTACGCCACCTGCTGTTGATGTTAGTAGGTCATCTAAGTTTACCTGGCCTTCAACTGCACCCACTCGATAGTTGTTAGTAAGGTATAAGTTGTCTAGCATCTGTCTAGTGATTGTAGACTTGATTAACTGCAAGTCCATTGCACGATCAGCTAGAGAGTGACCATAAAACTTATGAGGAATAGGTATAGGACAAATAGAATGGAACGGAATATAGTCACATTCTTCATTGTGTAGAATCTCGTTACTCGCATAACAAACCCTTCTCATCTCTGGAATACCGTCTTCATCAAAGTCTGTCTGGATGTAGCACTCGAAGTATTCAACAAGCTGCATCATCTCATCATCTGAGTCCATATCAGAAGGTTGCTCACCTCTGGAGTATCTTGCAATTCTTTCTGGGCTGAACTCTAGTGCATCACCAGTTTCTAGAGACATAACTGTGTCTTCATCGTAACCCATAGCGATAAGCTCACCACGAGTTACCATTTTGCGATGTGCAACAAAAGGTGCATCTGCAATAGTTCTAGCACGCTTACTAATTAAGAACTCTTCTGGCGGCACATTCTCTACAACGACCTTACCTTTATCTACAGTTCTTTTAACTTTAATATCGTGTGCTGATAATGCTGGTGATATTTCCATGCCAGTCATTGGGTCAAACTGTGCTTCCTGGACCACTACAGAATCTTGCTCTACGACTTCAACCTCATCGTCCTGCATAATCATTGCAAGCTCATCATCACTTAGGCCGTAGTATTTTTCTTTCGTTACATCTTGCTTATCGTCCCAGTATGCTTTTACTACACCAACCTTTTGAAGCAGTGCATCCTTCATCCAGTCGTGCATGATCTCAAAACCATTGTTGTCTTTATAGAAGATATGGTTTACATATTCTGTAGCTTGCTCGGCAGTTTCTTCATCGCCCTGGTTAACAGGTTCAAATACCACTGCATCGTCAGCAGAAGTAAATACACGCATTAATTGCGGTAAGGCACCATCAACAACTTCAGCTACTTCACCAGTAACGATCTGAGACTTACCCTCAACCTCATTGCCGTATGGTTCTCTGTTGTAATATTCTAGAGCCTGCTGTCTTTCGTCAGTCGTTTCTGTCTCCAGGTAACCGATAGCATCATCGATCTCTGACTCCAGGATACTCTTTAATTTATTTTCATCTGCCATTATTTAGTTGCCCTTATCATGCCACCTTTTACTGTAGCGTTTGGAAATACTTTTCTGACTGTATCTAAATAGTCAGATAGTTTTTTGTTTTGTTGGAACTGATCTGCACCAGTCACCTTACCAACACCAGACTTATTGCCTTCGTAAACTGTAATGAATACCTCACCATTATCTTTCAATGATTTGTATGCAGTCTCTAATGTTTTAATTTGGTTTGCTTCGTCTGGTATTACATTTAATACATTGCTAACAGTTGCTGTATCTGCTGGCTTACCTCTAACAGATTCAAGCACCATTCTATTATGGTCTGCTGATCTGTTGTATGGGTCAAACACTAAGTTTTCTACATCTTGTTTTGCCAGGTGTTCTGAAGCATTGTCAAACTTACCACCGCCAATATCTATGTTTCTACTGCCTGGAGCAAACTTTGCTTCTTTAGTTAGTTTTGTAAATACTGCTGGTAATTTGTCTTTGTTGATAGATGTAGCTGCTGATGTGTAAGCCTGAGCATCATTACCTTTTGATAACAATATTCCATAATCTTCTTCATTTAAAGGTCTTTGTGTCATACCTTTAGATTGCCAAAAATTAGTTGGAGTGTTTAAGTCTGTATTATATTTTGTTGCGTATGGATTGTTAGCTTGACTAGCATTTAACATTCTCGCATCTCGCAAATATGGTATAGATTGATTATATTTACTTAAATCATCTGTAGTAAATTCACCAACATTTTTTCCTGCTGATTTCTTAGCAATTGGCTGAGTAAACTCTACACCTAATAATTGGTCAGGGCTTACACTGCCTTCTTTTTTAAACACTCCTAAATAGTCACCATATTCAGGATGTGTATCCTTAACATATTTAGAAGCATCGTCAACAAATGGAATAATTTGTGCTGTCTTTGCTGGATCACTTTCCATGTAGCTCGAATTAGATTGCCAACGAAGTGCATCATTATAGTTATCAAAAGCATATACTTTATCTTTTTCAGACAAGATTCCACCCGCCTGGCTTTTTGTATAACCCTTATTACTTTTGTTAGGAATAATTCCTTCTTTGGTAATTTTATTCACATTGCTTGGGTCAGTCACATGATAAAAAACCTTCTGACCTTTGCCTAAATTTTTAATTACGCCACCTAAGCCAATTATCCCTGCATTAACAGCATT